AAATAACAATTTCTTAAGTTTTTTATTATTGAAAGGTTCTTTATGGCGCTTTCGCATATTTATATAAAAAGCTAATAATATTAAAATAAAAACCGATATCTAAATGCCAGCAAACAGTGTATTTGTAAGCCCAGGGGTGTTTACCTCAGAGACCGACTTAACGTTCGTTACCCGACAGATTGGTGTAACCACATTAGGTTTAGCAGGTGAAACCGTTAAAGGTCCCGCTTTCCAACCCGTTTTTGTTACAAACTATGACGAGTTCAAAGCGTTCTTTGGTGGTCAGAACCCCACTAAATTCAAAGCTACAGGTTATCCTCAATACGAATTACCGTATGTAGCCAAATCATACCTCACCCAATCAAACCAATTGTTTGTTACTAGGGTATTAGGATTTTCAGGTTATGACGCAGGTCCAGCTTGGGGTATCACTTTGGATGCCGCATTGGACCCATCGACCGTTACAACTGCATCCACAACAAGCTATTCTGGTTTCAGTGGTAACTCGCTTATCACGTTCTTTGTAAGCTCTGCTGGTACTCTGACTTATCAAAGTGCCGACCCTGTTGTACAAGGTCTGATTAATGACGGTCTTCTGACAACCCAATTGTCATTCTTGGCTTCAGCCGATCCTGGCGATTCGGCAAATATTCCAGCTACCTACTTATTAACTCAAACCAATAACGTATTTTCTGGTGCATCATTTAATTTAGTTGTTACTAGTACCGATCCAACACCCATTCCGACTGGAGCTACGGCTTATACTGGTTATACATCAGGTGTTACCATTAGTCTGACAGGTACTGGTTATACAGACGTTGAGAATAAAATTGTAGCATTACTACGTTCACGTGGTGAATACTTCGGAACACAACAAATTACATTTGAAGTGACTGGCAGCTCTAGCTCTAACGCTACATTTGTTGAATTCGCTTCAGCACCAACTACCGCTAACAATGACCCATACGGTGATTTTGCTCTGTCTGGTAACGCATTCACTTTAGGTAACTTCAATTACAATTGTTCATTCGACCCTTCTAAACAGAATTACATTACAAGAGTGTTGGGTAGGTCTGAGAAAGACGGTAGAACTGCTTTATTCGTTGAAGAGATTTATCAGAACATGTTGGCCAATAACGTGACCGATAATAAGGTCAGAGGTATAAACTTAGTTAGCTTAACAGATTATTCCAGCGTTGCAGGTAAACCTTTCGATGACTATCTGCAAGAGTTCTCTCCAGCGGTCACACCATATGTCGTATCAGAACTTAGGGGTTCTAACCTTCTTAGACTGTTCAGGCTTTGGACAATTTCTGACGGTAACAGTGCTAACGAAGACATTAAGATTTCCATCACCAACATTAAACCTAGTGAGCGTGAATTCGATATCGAAATCCGTAGATTTAGCGATACTGACGCGAATAAATTCGTATTGGAGCGTTTCTCAAGACTTACTATGGACCCTAGTGGAAATAACTATATCGCAAGACGTATAGGTACATTGGATGGTGAATACGCTTCTAATTCCACGTATGTTCTTGTTGAAATGGATGATACATCTGACACCTCAACCGCTTTCCCAGCTGGTTTCGTAGGTTACCCACAAAGAGACTATAACCAAGTTTCCAATAACGTGGTATTCCCGAATATCACATATAAGAAAACATATGGTACGTTTGAAAATAAACGCAGAGCGTTCTTAGGTCTATCTAATATAGTTGGAATCGACCAAGACTTCTTTGATTATAAAGGTGTCCCCGATGTTAGTGGCCTTGATATGTGGACTGGTCTTACAAAAGGTTTCCACATGGATGTCAACGTAACTGGCGCTACCATTGATGGTGTTGAAATAGTTATTAACGCTTCAGGTGACACATATTCTCCAATATTCTTATTCGATACAGGTTGCTGCCCATTCCAAACAGAAGCTGGTATACAAGGTACGCCTTATGAAAAAATCTTCGCAAGAAAATTCACATTCGCACCTTATGGCGGTTTTGACGGATGGGATGTTTATAGAGATAGTAGAACCAATACCGACCCATACTTGATTAACGGAACCGCTGGTCAAGCAGGTCTGACTCCTTCAGGAGGGGGTTTATCAACATTCAAAAACCGAGTATTAAGCAATGGTGATGAAGGTATCAACTCAGATTACTACGCTTACCTTGAAGCTATTTGGACATTCAGTAACCCTGAAGCCGTGAACATTAATGTGTTTGCCACGCCAGGCATTGATACCGATGCCAACACCAACCTCGTAGAAGAGACAATCGAAATGGTTGAACAAGATAGAGCTGACTCTTGGTACATCGTAACCACACCTGACGTTAACGCCTCTGGTGAGATTTTGCCAGCAGATGAGATTGTTGATCGTTTGGATGGTCTTTACGATTCAAACTACACATCAACTTACTATCCTTGGATTCAAGTCAATGATACCGAAAACAATGTCTATATTTGGTTGCCACCTACTAGAGATGTTGTTAGGAACACCGCTCTTACCGATAATATCGCATTCCCATGGTTCGCAGTAGCTGGTATACAGAGAGGTAACGTTGACGCAATCAAAGCACGTAAGAAACTTACCTTGGCTGAAAGAGATATCCTTTATGCTGGTAGAGTTAACCCAGTGACCACTTTCGCTTCAGAAGGTATCAAAATCTGGGGTAATAAAACCATGCAAGTTAGAGAATCTGCACTCGATAGAGTTAACGTAAGACGTCTGCTGTTGCAAGCACGTAAACTTATCTCTGCGGTATCTATTAGGTTGCTGTTCGAACAGAATGATGATGTGGTTAGAAACCAGTTCTTAAGCTTGGTTAACCCAATACTCGATAACATCAGATCTGAAAGAGGTCTTACGGACTTCAGAGTGGTTCTGACCGATACACCTGAATCAATTGATAGAAATGAGCTTAATGGTAGAATATTTATTAAACCAACGCGCTCTCTCGAATTTATCAACATCGAATTCGTTGTAACACCGACTGGGGCTTCATTTGAGAATATCTAAAGAAACCCAAGTTCTTAAAAAGATTAAAGCCCAGATTATTCTGGGCTTTTTTCGTATGTTATAGTTCCGCAGTCGTATATTCGGTATATACCTCTGGATAACATTATTTCTCGTTCAGTTTTATCTGTAGTGTCGAACCCTTCTTTTTTCAACATAGTTTTTCTATAGTTAAACCTATGTACTCGTTTATTATTAATAACGTACCAATAATTAGGCTTATTTACCCTTGTTTGTGTAAAACCTAATGTATCATATATGGACCCTTCACTCCATCTTCTATCCGCGTAACTGACCAGTTTGATTTGACCGTATGTATTATAGAAGAATTTTAATAGTTTAGAAGCGCCACCTACCACTGATATATCGATTTTATTACAGAATCGGCTTAATTCATAATGCTCACCTGATGAACCGACGCCCAATCTAGGTTTATTGAAATGCATCGATGATACTATTTCACCTTTATGTGTCAAACATATATTTATACTGGATTTAACTGACCCTTGTAGGTGATTTTCATTTAAGAATGTATCCCGTTCGATGTTAGACATAACACGAAGTTCACAATTTCTTGCGTATATCTTATTATCGGTTAAACCCAATATGTTCTTTAACCGTGATTTAACCACATCTTTCTTATATTTCCACTCATCCTCGAATATATGGATAAGTCTGATATTTTTAGCTTCGCATAGATTGGTTTTGTTAATATGGTAGTCATCGGGTTTATATAGTTCAGAATGCCAATATATCCCATCGAATTCTATTGCTATATTTTTTGATGGAATATATAAATCTAATTGGTGCGGTGAAATTACGCTCCTACTTGATGTGATAGTGTCGTAGTTAAGACTTCTTATAAAACCGTTTAATTCTATTTCATAGCTAGATACACTAGACGTACACTTAGAACAACCATGACCATCGTGGTGGTCATATACAACCTGTTTAAAACTACCGTGTATCGGACATTCAATATCTATCTTACTATGTGAATTAATATAGTTAGAAAAATCATAATGATATTTATTATCATGTCTAATATTAAGTTTTATCATTAAATCATGGGCAGAAACTTTTAACTTTTTACTAACACTTTCTTTACCACATTTATAACAACCTTGATTATTTAAGTGTTTAGCTGGTGACTGTTCAAACTCTCCGTGTTCCGAACAGATTATTTTAACCTTTGATTTGGAGCTAACATAATTAACTTTAGAGTAATCGTACTTATCGCCATGGATTTCTTTAGCTTTAACTATGAACGTTTCAGTATCATATGTTTTTTTAGATACCCTACTATCAATAGCGCATTTAGGACAACCTTGTCCGTTTGTGTGGTGTGATGCGAGTTGTTCAAACTCTCCGTGGTTTGGGCATAGTATTACAATCTTAGTACTAGCGTTATGATATTCTGATTTCGAATAGTCGTATTTATCACCGTGAACCTCCTTCGATTTGATTACGAACGCTTCTGTCGAGTCAATCCTTGGTGCTTGACATTTTGGACACCCATTCCACCCTCTTAGGTGGTTTGATGGGGTCTGTTTGAATATTTGATTATGTTCAACACACAATATCTCAACTTCACTTGTGCTATTCACATAATTAATAGCACTATAATCATATTTATCGAGATATTTTTTTTTAGCTTTTTCGATAAAAGTTTCAGTTTTATTTTTTTTCATGTTTTTTTTTCCGTTACCACATATTTACTAACAAAGGTAATAATAAATATCATAAACTAAATAAAAAAATGAGCGACTTACTTATGAAAATGCCACTTCCTTACGAACCGAAAAGGAAAAATAGATTTTTGCTTAGATTCCCTTCTGAATTAGGTATTCAAGAGTGGTGGTTGGCGTCTGCGTCAAGACCGACAATAACCCAATCTGACGTTGAGATACAATTCTTAAACACCTCAACATTCGTATTAGGTAGGTTTACTTGGGACACTATCGATGTCACATTCCGAGATGCGATAGCTCCGTCAAGTGCGCAAGCCATCATGGAATGGGTGAGATTGGGTTCTGAATCAGTAACGGGTAGACAAGGGTATGCTGTGGGTTATAAAAAAGATGTTGAGTTAGAGATGCTTGACCCTACTGGCGTGGTTATTGAGAAGTGGGTTTTGCAAGGAACTATGTTGACCACCGTTTCTTTTGGTGACCTGAGCATGGATGATGATGGTATTGCTGAAATCAACGCAACTTTAAGGTTCGACAGAGCCATCCTTCTTTGGTAATATTTAAATAGTTTAATTTAAACGTAACATCATTCATATTTGGGTGATGTTACGTTTTTTTGTTATATTTGTGGTTATGGACTACATAGAATTCTTCACAGAAAATAACGCCAACGGTCTTAAGACCAAGGAGAAGTATATATCTGAATCATTTCCAGATATATATGGTAAAATCGTTTCGCATTGTGATTCTGATTGGTTTAAAGTTTTATCTTTCAAGGAGAAGATATGGTATTTCATGAACGGGGTGACTGATAGGGCAACTTGTTATCATTGTGGAGCTGATGTTAAATTCAAGGGTACATTAAATAAGGGTTACGGTAAGTTCTGTTCTTTGAGTTGCGCCAATGACAGTGGTATGTTGATTAAGCTACAGAAGGATTCGATAGTTAACAAGTACGGTGTAGATAGCACCAACCAGCTGGAGTCTGTTAAAGCTAAAAAAAAACTATCCTGTATCAAGAATTATGGTGTGGATAATCCTATGAAGTCGGATGCAATTAAAAAGAAATTCGCTGACACTATGATTTCAACACATGGTGTTGATAATCCTATGAAATCTGAGGCCGTTAGGGGTAAGGTTATTGAAACTTGTTTGACTCGTTACGGTCATGTTAACCCTTTTCAGTCTGAAGAAATAAAGAATAAGATAAAATCGACCAATAACAAAAATTTAGGGGTTGATTATCCAACTCAATCTGAGTCGGTTAAGTCTAAATTGAAGGAAATTGGTATCATTAAGCTTAAAGAGCGACACCCGTATATTTTGAGTGTAGACGGGAACATTCTTAAATGTGAATGTGAACGTTGTGGTTCAGTATATGAGATAAGTAGGGTGTTGCTCAATGAGAGACACCGTGAAGGTTATCTGTTATGTACTGAATGTAATCCGATTGGTTCTAATTCAGTCAGTGATGCTGAAAAAAAACTGGTTGAACATATTAAGGGTCTTGGGGTCGATGTGGTTGAGAATGAAACCGAATTGTTGTCTGGTATGGAGCTTGATATATACATACCTAGTCATAATTTAGCAGTAGAATACAATGGACTGTATTGGCATTCTGAGTTGTATAAGTCGAATGATTATCATTTGAATAAAACAAAACTATGTGAGGATAAGGGTGTTAGGCTAATACATATATTCGAAGACGAGTGGATATTTAAGCAAGATATTGTTAAATCCAGAATAAATAACATTTTGGGTGTGAATGATGTTAAAATATACGCTAGGAAGTGTGAGATAAGAGAGGTTTCGGTGGCAGAAGCGAGATTATTTTTGGATACCAATCACATACAAGGGTTTGCAAAATCCAAGGTTAAATTGGGGTTGTACTTTAACGATGAATTGGTGTCGTTGATGACATTCGGTCACGGTAGGGTGCTTATGGGTGGTAAGGTTGATGAATGGGAGCTTGTGAGGTTTGCTAATCGCTTAAATACAAGTGTTGTCGGTGGTGCTAGCAGACTTCTTAAACACTTTATCAAAACGTATCAACCTAAGAATATCATAAGTTATGCGGATAAAAGGTGGAGTCAGGGCGAATTATATAAAGTACTTGGATTTGACCATATTCACGATAGCAAACCTAATTATTGGTATATCATCAATAATACTAGGGAATATCGTTTCAAGTATAGAAAAAGTGAGCTGATTAAAAACGGCTGTAGTAGTGAGTTAAGTGAGCGACAAATCATGTCTGATAACAAGAGATACCGCATATATGATTGCGGTAATATGAGGTTTCAGATGGCTCTTTACAATTGATGGTTTTCACATATCATTAAAAAAACCTTGTTTAAGGCTATTTAATGATATATACTATTGATTATGAATGAATATCGCTATTTAACGAAAAAACAGATATATGAGAACTTTGATGTTGAATATATCAGAAGACTTATAGCTTATACCGAGGCTAAACACCCTATCAGGGTGAAGAATATCGAAACTAAAGCTCTATTTGAAGAGTTTGGTGGTGAGCAACCTACTAACGTTTTGGTTGATGATATAAAACTCGACAACAAGTATAAAATAAATGAAGAGGCTACCATTGAGATTCCCAAAGCTCTATTTGAGGAAATGGTTAAATTCATGAATAATAATAAATCAAAGTAAAAAGATATGTCAGATATTAAACCAAATGTATTTCCAGCTAAAGACGGTTCAGATAAGAAAGACCTTTATGTGACTCCAGCAACAACTGAGGCTGAGGCTAAGGCTGTTGAGGAGATGCGCAAGCGTACTGAGGCCCAGTTGGCTCAGATGAATAAGACTAAGGTTGATGTTCCGACACCAGCTGTCAGTGTCGTTGAGGAACCTAAAGATGTTCTATCACCTTTGGCTGAACCTAAGTGGGGTGCGCCGTATGATTTGGTTCCTTTGCCATCTAAGGGTAAATTATATAAGGGTATCCGTGATGTTGTCAGGGTTTCTTATATGAGTGGTTCTGATGAGAATATTCTTACTTCACCTAATCTTCTTAAGAGTGGTAAATTCTTGGAGGTGTTAATCAGGAGAAATCTTTTGGAGGCCAATCTGGATTATCGTAAGTTGCATACTGGTGACAGGAATGCTCTTATGGTATGGTTGAGGTCCACGGCATTCGGTCACATGTATTCGATTTCCATTTATAATAGTAAAGGTGAAGTTGAGGATATTGAATTTGATTTGTCGACTTTGAAAACAATTGAGTTAACAGTTGACCCAGATGCGAATGGTCATTTTGAACATGTATGTCCAATTACAAAGGATGTAATTAAGTTCCAGTTCATTACAGTGGGTGATGAGGAGGATATTGAAGCCATGTTGGACGCTGATGTCGCTAACGGTGTTGAGGTCAACAATAGATCGACTTATACATTGCAGAGGCAAATTGTTTCGGTCAATGGTGTCAGCGACTATGAATATATTAAAACCTATGTTGATAATATGAGGGTCGGCGCAATTAAAGCGTTCAGAACCTATGTGAATAACATTGAGTCGGGCATAGACTTGAATGTGCAAATTCGGACAAGTGGGGGTGAGTCCATTACTACCTTTCTTCCCATTAACGTCAACTTTTTTTGGCCTGACATCTGATTACAGGGCTTGGTGGGAGGAGGAGTTATTCGTCTGTAGAAAACATATTGGTTGGTCGTATGATGATTTGATGAGAATGCCGATTAACAGTAGGCGTTATCAGATACACTTGTTAAAGAACGAGAATAAGGCCAGAGATGAACATTATCAAGAGAAGCTTGATGAGGTCAGGTCCAAATCGACAGGTACCAGAACGAGAAGGGTTTCTGGGGATGAACTTAAAGCCAAGATAAAACGGGGCGAGGTTGATTAAATATGTTAGAATGCATATTTATCTATAAACCAATTCTGCTGTCATGAAGATTTTTATAACTGAATCCCAATTCAAACGAATTATTGAGGCTGTTGATCTTAATGGCTCATTCACGAAATTAAAGGTGGGTGATATATTGGTATTGAGTATTTCCAGTGATAAGGGTGATTTTGACTATAAGTTCAAAGTCGTAAAAGATATGGGTGATAGTTGGATGCTATCCAATTTCAATGTTGGCAGTGTTAATACTGGTTTTGATTTCTATGTTAAGAAAAACGAGAATATTAACGATGCTAAGGTGGTTATGGTCAAGGTCAGTAAGAAGGATAAATCACGTAAGGAGTTAAATGCAACGATAAAAAATATTAAGTCTGCAAAAATCGGTGATGATGTTTTGGATTTGGCTAAAATTGAGAAATCATATGATGCTGCTCTTATTAAAATTGAAAAGGCTGAGCCGAATATAGATAACGAATCGGCTCATAATAAGGCCGTGGCCGTGATTAAGAATCAATTCGGTGACATCCCAGAGGTTGAGATTATCGATAATGCTGGTTATGGTAGGGTTAATAGAGGTGGAAAAAGCGGTAATCTTAATCCTGAAGATACTGAATTTACAGATGTTCCTAAAGATTTTACCATAGATACTATAAAATCTAAATTCGTAGAGGGTTCAGGTGTAAAACTAACATTGAAAAATGGCGATGAGTTGGATTTTAATGTAATTTCAGGTAGTGGTGATGCTTTTATGATTGAATTGATTAAAACTAAGAGTGAAGAATATAATGAATATGAGGAAGTTCAGTTTAATGTAAAATTAAATCCAGATAATATAGAACTAAGTCCAGACGGAGAATATTTCAATATGAATATATCTATTGCAACAACAACGGCCACTACTAGACCTGTTGTAATAAAATATATTGTGAATATTGATAAAACAAAAAAATTCGATGACGATGTTGAGTTAAGTAAAAAGAATTTGTTAAGAATTATCATGGGTGACCCAGTACTTAAAAATGCTTTTGCCAATACACCTACGTTAATGGGTTTAATTAATATTGGTGATGTAAGGGGTATATCAAAAGCATACGACATACTAAATAGAACTGGGTTCAACGTTGACGATTCAGATGGCGACGGGGGTAAAAATCAGAATTTTGCTGATAAATTCTCAAGCGGTTACAAGGTTGAAATATACTTAGAGAATCGTGTAAAGTTCACGCAAGGTAATGCTATAGATGGCGGTAAAAAGGTAGTTGGTGTAACAAAAAGCGGTAGAAAAGTAACATTGACTGATGAAGACAATAATACTTATGGTTTAGTGGAGGAATTACCAAATGATAAGTATGTGGTGAATGTTAAACGGTCAAAACAACCTAATCGAGAAAAAACGACAATTAAAGTTTTGGACTATAAATATAAAAGAGGCTAAGTTTAGTGGATAATGCCAATTAATCAAAACCAATTAGACGCTATAAATAAAAGTTTGCTAGAAATGGCAAACTTAAAGAATAAGATTTCCTCAGATTTTAAATCTTATCTAGACAGCGTTAAGCAGTTAGCTGTACTACAAGAGAACATAAAATACCTTGAAGATAATATAGGTAAATTAACTCAAAAAACAGCAGATGCTCTAGCTGAAAAAAACAGGTTACAAACTAATTTTAATAATGCGGTAGCATCTGGTATACAACAAGATATAGATGCAGCTAAAGCCGCATTAAAAGCAGGTAAGGAGGCACATAAAGCAGCTAAATTAGTTGAAAAGGATAACATAAACAAATTAAACTCATTAAGAGAGGAAAAAGATTTATTAGCTGGTATAGTCAAAGAAGCTAATTTAGCTAATTTAGCGTATGTTGAAACAGGTAAGATTTGGAACAAATTACCTGGTTTAGCTAAAAGTTTTTATCGAGAAATTAGAGATTTAGCTGCGGTTCAAATGTCCAAGGACATTAAACAAGCTGAACTCAGTATGGGTATATTGGGTAAACAGTCCCAATACTTCTCCAAAGGTATCTCTAAAGCATCAGAGAGTACCATACAGTTAGGTTTCGGCATAAGCGATATAGCTAAGTCACAAGCTGCTTATTCAGAAGAGATAGGTAGGTCATCTATGATGACTGAACTTGGTATGCAAGCTATGGCTGAAATGGCCAAAGGTACAACGTTGGGTGTTGAAGGAGCCGCCTCTATGGCAGCTGACATGGAGAGATTCGGGGTCAGCGTTGAGGGGTCAAGGGATTTGGTTCAAGAAACCGTTGACATCGCCGCTAAGATGGGTGTAAACTCTACCAAAGCTATAAAGGAGCTTACCAAGAATCTTAAAGTAGCTCAGACCTTCCATTTTAAGGGTGGCATCAGAGGAATGGCTGAAATGGCCTCATATGCGGCCAAAATGAAGGTTGATTTGAATGGATTAACTGGTATGGCTGATAAGGTCTTCAGACCAGAAGGGGCTGTTGAGATATCGGCCAGATTGCAGACTATGGGCGGGGCGTTTGCTCGACTTGGGAATCCGTTTGAATTGATGTTCAAAGCAAGGAACGACTTTGCCGCGTTCACAAAGGATATAGCCAATGCGACATCTGAGCTGGCTCAGTTCAATGAATCATCGGGTGAATTTGAGATAAGTGGGTTGCAGTTGGACAGATTAAGAGAGATTGCTACCATAACGGGAATCGGTGCCGATCAATTGTCAGAGATGGCAAAAGCTGGCGCTAAGTTCAATCGTATAAAATCATTAATACCAGGTACTTTTTTACCAGAAGACCAAGAATTGATATCTTCGTTGGCTGAAATGGGTGAAGATGGCCAATATAAAGTTAGGATTAGTGGTAAAGATTTAAATCTTAATGAATTAACTGGACCATTATTAGACGCGTTTAAAAACGAGAAAAAAACTTTAGCCGAAAGAGCTAAACAAGCCCAGACCTTTGATGACGCGTTCAATAACTTGGTGAATCAGTTTAAATCAGTAATGTTACCGTTCGTTGAAAGTTTGAATGCGTATTTTGTTCCAGCACTAATTGACTTTCAAAAGAAACTAATAGATGGGGCTTGGATTAGTGATATGAAAAAATTCGCTGCTGATGTCGGTGATATTATAGTTGGTATCGGAAAGTTTACATCTGTTATAGTGGATACGTTGGGTATAAAAGGTACATTAGCGGCTATTTTAGGTGGTACGGTATTTTTCAATTTAGCTAAATGGCGTATACTAGGTATGCAATTAGGTATAGGGTTCAATACTGTAGCAAGAGCAGGTGGTGGACCTAGCGGTCAATACGGTGTACCAGGTGGTCAAATAGGACCGCCACCACCAATGACTATGACACAAAAAGCTTTAGGCGGTAACGTACTCGGTGGTAAATTTGCAGCTGGAACTGTGGGTAGTATGGCGGCTGGCGCTGGTTTGGGTGTCGCTGGTTTGGGTTTGAATTATGCTGGTGATAAATTGAAAGAATCTGGCAATGAGGGTTTGGGTAGTCTAGCTAAGGTAGCTGGGTCGGCAGCTCAAGGTGCTGGTGTGGGTATGTTTCTTGGGCCTTGGGGTGCTGCAATCGGCGCTGTGTTAGGTGGTGCCTATGGCGCATATAATGAATATATAGCAAAAGGCGAACAGGTTAGTAATAGCGTTAACGTTGATGACGCAGTGGTCAAGTTCAATCCACAGGATAAAGTTGTATCAATGAGTGATGGAATGGTTGCATCTACCAACAAAGGAAAAATTGATGACCTTGTTGGAGGTGGTGGTGCTATGAAATCACAGAAAATTGAGTTTGGAAAGCTAGAGATATCAGGTACTATAAAGTTAGAAATGCCTGGCAATCTTGTATCTTCAATTGACTTGGCCAACGAACCAGAATTTGTCAGAAAACTATCAACAT